TTATGGTATAAGAGCCGACGACAGCGGTATATGGGCTTTTTAGTATCGACTATAGGCTGGTTTAGCGTCGTTATGCTGGGCTTGTGTGGCGCTATGTTATTCTATATCTTAGCAATATTACTTTTGAGTTTATAAAAGAGGTGAACTATGACTATAATTGAGATTGAAGACTTCCCTATTGGTTATCGACATAAAATTATACAGGGTGGTATTGACCCTTATTTGGAAGATATTATATATGAAACATGGGAGGAAGCGTTTGATAGTCTAACGCACCTATTTAAAGACGTTATGCACCGTCAGCATGGCATTGTCACTCTGGGAGATATCAAATGAACGTGTGGTTTGGAGAGCTATTGTTAACGATAGAGTTACGCAATGGCATAGGGTTAGACATTGAGGCTACTGACAGTAGATTAGTGTGGGTGATGAATAATAACACAGGTAAGTTAACGACTATGCTTTTCAATGGTATAATATTGTTGCTACCTTTTGTAATTATTACTCTGGGTTCAATTTACGATGACTATGAGGAATTAGATAATGTCTAGAATTAAAGAAAACCTATTGGGTTATGATTGGCAATCATTCAAAGATAACGACGACCCGCTGTACACTAGAGCGATTAATGAGTTAGTCGAGTATGACGTACATTATATGTCGCTAACTGAAATGTATCATATCGTTACTAGTGCTAAACGTGACCATTATGTAGCTATGGACAAACAGCACCTTTTAGAGCTTTGGGATGACTGGTGTGTTGATACGCTGGGCATGGGTGATAGAGATGAGTAGTCGCTGTAAAGCCTGTAATATTCTTTTAGACTCTGGAGAGGCATCTAGGTCTGACCCTAGCACTAACTTATACATAGAGTTGTGTACGCCCTGTTACATAGCGTCTGGATACGCCAGAGAGTCATTAGAAGACATATTGTCAGATGACTATGGGGATGAATATGAATACTAAAGACATAGATGAACTTGAAGCATACTCGTTTTTATGGTATACTCTTTCAGTATCTTTAGTTATGTTTTATATTTATCTTAAAAGTTTAACTTAAAGATCAACCACTTATTAATCACTAGTATACATTTGGAGATACTATTATGGCAACATTAGAAGGCACTTTAGCATTTGAGAATCTTAATTCACATGAAGAGTACAACGGTCAATCCACAGGCAAATACTCTATTGTATTGTCTTTAGACTCAGACGTAGCAGAGGCACTTAAAACGGAAGGCGTTAAGATGCGCGAGTATGAAGGTACTCCACAGCGCAAGTTTGCGTCTAAATTCGATGTACCTGTATTTGATGTAGACGGCACACCCTTTGCGTCTAATGTTATTGGTCGTGGGTCTAGGGTACGCATAGCGTATACATTGGGTAAGCCCCATCCTGTACATGGTGTAGCACCTTACTTAAATAAGGTTAAGGTGTTGGAAGTAGCAGAAGCATCAGAGGATGATGGTGACTTTTAACCATGAAGCATCAACATAAAACTGAGTCTAAATTTGTCAGACATGAGCCATGCCCTAAGTGTGGCTCTAAGGACAATCTAGGTAGATACGATGACGGTCATGCTTTTTGCTATGGCTGTCAATACTATGAATTTGCTGATGACGATAAGAGAGATATATTGTCAGTAGGCATATTACACAGAGGATTAGAGATGACAGGTGTTGTAGCAGCTATACCTGAGCTTCGTTTATCTAAGGCCACCATGCAGTTGTATGGTGTGACCATAGAATACGATTCAGTGGGTAAGATAGTTAAACACCACTACCCTTACGTTGATAAAGGCACGAATGAAACCACAGGCACCAAGGTGCGAGTATGTGACTCAAAGCAATTCTTTGCTACAGGTGGTTTCCAGAATGTCGGTCTTTTTGGTCAACAGAAGTTTAAAGGTGGCGGTAAATACATAACCATAACTGAGGGTGAGAAGGATTGCCTCGCAGTAAGTGAGATGTTCGACAATAAATGGCCTGTGGTGTCCATAAGATCAGGCGCACCTAACGCTGCTAAGGACATTAAAGAGAACTTAGAGTACCTAGAGTCTTTTGACAATGTTGTTATCTGCTTTGATAATGACAAGGCGGGACAGGATGCAGCTAATTCAGTGCTAGACCTGTTTACTCCTAACAAGGCTAAGAATGTCGTGTTGCCTATGAAGGACGCAGCAGAGATGCTAGTGGCTAACAAGGTGACTGAGTTCGTCAAGGAGTGGTGGAACGCTAAGACCTATCAACCTGATGGTATTATCTCAGGTGTGGACACATGGGACATGATAACTGCCAGAGAGGATGTACTGGTATATCCTTACCCTTGGTCTTGTCTTAATGACCTTACATTCGGCTTTAGGGAGCGTGAGCTAGTGACGATAACTAGCGGCTCAGGTATGGGTAAGAGTCAGTTAGTGAGAGAGCTAGAGCATTACATCCTAGATGCTACAGAGGACAACATTGGTATTTTAGCGTTAGAGGAAGATGTACCTAGAACTGCTCTGGGTCTTATGTCCATTGAAGCTAACTCACCCTTGCATCTCAGGGATGACTTTGACATTGAAGCTAAACGCGGGTTCTGGGAGCGTACTTTAGGTACTGGTAGGGTTTACCTATTCGATCACTGGGGTTCTACGTCAGAAGATAACCTGTTAGCTAGAATACGCTACATGGCTAAAGGTCTTGATTGCAAGTGGATAATCCTAGATCATCTGAGTATCGTAGTTAGCGACCAAGATATAGCAGATGAGCGTAAGGCCATTGACAGCATAATGACTAACTTACGTAAACTGGTACAAGAGACAGGCGTAGGTTTATTCCTTGTGTCACACTTGCGTAGGCCACAGGGTAAAGCCCATGAAGACGGTGGACAAATATCTCTTGCAGAGCTAAGAGGTTCCGCTGCGATTGCTCAGTTATCCGACATGGTTATTGGTTTAGAACGTGATCAGCAGAATGGAGATCCAAGGATACGAAACACGACGACAGTTAGAGTGCTGAAGAATCGCTTTGCTGGGCTTACTGGCCCTGCTTGCTACCTACATTACAATAAAGATACTGGACGCATGGAGGAGACAACCTGTCCTCTGGACGATGGGGGTGAATTTTAATGGTTTCCTCAGACGCACAGGTCAGAGAGATAATATTTGACATAGAGACTAATGGTCTTGACCCAGACGTAGTTCATTGTGTTTGTGCTTTAGAGGGCGAAGTTTCCTTTTGGACTAAAGACGCTATTGAGTTTCAAGCGTACATTACTGAGGGACGCTGCCGTTTAGTAGGACACAACATAATAGCTTATGACATACCAGTACTTGAGAAGCTGTGGAACATAGACTTTAGTGGTTGCGAGATAGTAGACACCCTAGTGCTTTCTAGGTTAGCTAATCCATCTAGAGAGGGCGGTCACTCTCTTAAGGCATGGGGAGAACGTCTAAGGTTTCCTAAAGGTGACCATAGCGATTGGGATACGTTTACGCCTGAGATGTTGTTGTACTGTCAACAGGACGTTTCGGTTAACAAGAGAGTCTTACAAGAGGTACGTTACGAGTTAAGAGACAACAAGAGCTTAAAATTAAAAGGGTTCTCTCAGGAATCTATAGATTTAGAGCATGATGTGCAACGCATTGTATCAAAGCAGATAGACAAGGGTTGGTTACTAGACCAAGAGAAAGCATTTGTATTACTAGCGCAATTAAAGGAGAAGAAGAATGAATATGAAGACGAAGTACATAAGACTTTCAAACCATTGCCTACATTCGTTAAGGAAGTTAAACCAAAAGTTAAAAAAGACAACACGCTATCTGTTGTAGGGTTAAAGTTTTTAGGCGACCAATGGACTGACGTATGCGGTGACTTTAGTAGAATAGACTGGGAACAGTTTAATTTAGGATCTAGGCAGCAGATTGGACGCTATCTACAGTACTTTGGCTGGGTTCCTGATAAGGACAAGTATACAGAGACAGGTAAACCTATTGTAGATGAAAAGACCTTAGAGAATGTAACGGATATCCCAGAGGCTGTATTGATTGCTAAGTACCTTATGATACAAAAGCGTATAGCACAGGTACAAAGTTGGTTAGAGGCTGTTAAAGACGATGGTAGGGTTCATGGTTACGTTAATTCTATAGGTGCTGTAACGTCTAGGATGACTCACTCTAGCCCTAACATGGGCCAAGTACCTGCGGCCTATTCTCCTTATGGTAAAGAGTGCCGACAGTGTTGGACAGTACCCAAGGGCTATTCGTTAGTAGGTATGGACGCTAGTGGATTAGAGTTACGAATGTTGGCTCATTACATGAACGATGAGGATTATACCAATGAAATACTCAATGGTGATATACACACAGCAAATCAAATTAATGCAGGAATTGGAACAAGAGATGAAGCTAAAACTTTTATTTATGCTTTCTTATACGGTGCCGGAGATGCTAAGATCGGCTCTATCGTCGGAGGAAATGCAGAAACAGGTAGAAGACTTAAAGAAGAGTTCCTTAGAAATACGCCAGCACTTGCAGAGCTACGAGAGCGAGTTGGATCAGGCGCTACAAGAGGCTATCTTCGTGGACTGGACGGGCGAAG